AAAGTAAAGAGGGGTAACGAAAATGGGACGAGAAGTAGTATTTGCCAACATACGAAAAAGAATGATAGCAATGATAGCTGGCGGTGTGATACTCACGCTAATGGGTGGATTTATCTCATTTGCGGCGGTAGTAGCCGGTGAATACAGCGTATTGATACTTGGACTTTTTGCGCTTACGCCTGGTGTTATATTTCTTATATTTGGTACGTCACGGAGGACGCACCCTGAAAAGAGCGGCATATTCAAAGCCAATCCCGATCTTTTACAGCAGGCTGACGAGCTTTACGCCAACATACAATATCAGGACGATTATATTATCGTATCCGACAGGGTGCTTGCCAACAAAAAAGCGCCATTTCAGATGTGCTGGCGAGAGGAAGCCTACGGCATTTACCAGCACACAGCGAGTATGAATTTCATCAGCTACACCAACGAGATAATCGTCTGTACGAAGCACAAGAAGAATGTACTGCGTTTTAACGTATATGCCAAGGGCAGTGACACAGCCATGGGGCTTATGCAATTGCTTTCCCAATGCTGTCCCAACGCAATGGTAGGCTACACTCCTGAAACGCTTGCATATGTTAAAGAGATGCAGAGGCGTGCTCAGCAATAGATAGTGGACAAGCTCTTTGTGCTTAAATTTGCACAAAGGGCTTGACTTTTTTTGTGATTACTTGTATAATAGTATAGTTGACACAAGGAGATGTACCCAAGTGGCTGAAGGGTCCGCACTCGAAATGCGGTAGTACGGCAAAACCGTAGCGAGAGTTCAAATCTCTCCATCTCCGCCAAACGAACAAAAACCACCGTAAATGCGGTGGTTTTCTTTTGTATACACGATTTTTACACGATTGTGTTCAATATCTTCACCGCACGTTCTTCCTCTCGTGGGTAGAGGTGCGAGTAGGTGTTCCATGTCATTGATATGTTGGAATGTCCAAGACGTCTTGCTATCTCCTGAATGTTTATGCCCTCATTGGCGAGCAGGGAAGCGTGGCTGTGACGGAAGTCATGAATACGGATACGTTTGACACCTGCCAAGTCTGCAAACTTCTTGTTGGTCTTTTCAAGGGACGTGTCACGGATTGGACGCTCGCCGCCGCAGATGTACATATCATCACTGAACTTTGGCACTGCTTTCTTACAGCGTTCGTAATGTTCTGACAGCACTGCTCTTAATGGCTCTGGTATCTGTATCGTCCGTATGCTTGGCTTGTTCTTTGGCGGCGTGATACGATCACCGCCTTTGAGCTTCTGAGCAATGCTCTTGGTGATGGATATGTAGCCGTCTTTTATATCCGTCCATTGCAGAGCGTATATCTCGCCTTTTCGCATACCCATGTAAAATGCTATGTTGAAAAATACATAGTAGTTCCATTCGTACATTGAGCCGCCGTCCTCTGCTTCCTGAGCGTAATTCTTAGCTGCCGATATGTATTTCTTGAACTCGTCAGGCGTGTAGAAAAGCATTTCTTTCTTGGCTTCAAGGGGCGCTTTGAAGTTGCCTGCGGTGATAACGGGGTTTTTCGGAATGTATTCCATTTTCACAGCATAGTTCATCATTGCACGAAACTCGCCATAAATGTTCTTTCGAGTGACGATAGCCAATCCCTGCTCTGACAGCTCCTGTTTCCACTTCTGCACCATTGGTACGTTCAGATTATCTATCCTCACGCTTTCAAAGGTGGGCAGGACGTTCTTTCTCAGTATTCTTAGGGACTTGTCCAGTGATGTTTCACGGACCTCTGAACGCTTGGCAGTGATGTACTCCGTGAATAGCTGTCCGATAGTCATTTTTGGAGCTATCTCTTTAGCATTGAGCTTTTGTGTAAGCTGGAGTTCAAGCTGCTTAGCCGTCTCTGCACCGAACGCCACACGGTCTATCTGATGAGACTTTCCGAAACTGTCCGTATAATTGATACGCACACGATATTTTTGCAGGCCGTCTTTTCTGATGTTCTTTCCGTTCTTGTCCGTCATTTTGTAGATCGGCATAAATATTCCTCCTATTCTTGACACTCTTAAAAAAGTGTGCTACAATAAAAGGGCAGAATTCGCCCTTTCTTAACGGGTTTGGGTGTGAATTTGAATCGAGCTGATACTGTCAATATCAGTTCACCTGTCCTCTGAGTGCTGTCAACGCTCGGAGGACTTTTTTTATGATTTTATTCTGTATTTTCTCGGTGTACGAACAATGATAGTTATCATATCATTCTCGTTTTGCACTATATCAATTACTTTCGCTTTAGTTATTTTGGAAATTGCTTTCTTCTTTGCCTTTACATTCTCGATGTCATCTGCAAATTTTAATTTAAGGGTAAACGATAGTGTTTTGGTATTAGTATTTATATCTTCTATCCTTGAATAAATTCCACACTTTTCGAGATAAGCAACTAGCATTGTAGATGAGTTGGTCAAATAAGATCTGAATAAATTAAGCTTATCATCAAATGACTTTTCTGTTTTATCAACCATATGTGAAAGCGTATCTCTGTCCAACAGCTCTATATCATTCACCTGTGCAAGCTGTTTGGCAGGCTCGGTAAAATACTGATTTGTCATAACGGCACCTTTGTCACATTGGTAGTACGCAAGTCCGCCGACGACTTCTTGTATAGGGGTGTTGTCAAGTTTGTGATTGTATCGCTTGCATTGTATCGCATATCTGACCTTGTCTTTCTCTGCAATGACATCAACGCCAAAGTCACCGGAGCCTCTTGTCACCTTAACGTGTTTGTAGCCGTTGGCTTTCAGAATATCAGCACAGGCATATTCAAATTGGTGTCCGTCCATTTTATCAAGTTGTTTCAAAGTATACTTTCTGTGAAGCTTGCGGTAAATGGTGCAGACCATGCTTATGAATATGATAACGCCGATCACGATAGCAACTACCATAAGGTTATGTTTGGCCCGCTCGGATATGTGAGTTCTAATAAGGTCTATGATAAGAGCGATTATGCAGACAAATATCAGATAGCCGAATATAGTGGCAATGCAGCCTGGCTCTGATTTGCGTTTCTTTTTACCCATGTACGTTTCTCCTAATTGATATTTGAAGTATCAGCAGGGGATTTTATTTTAACACTCTGCCCTGAGCGTCAGTGAAGTTTCCCTGAAACAAATTTATCATATCAACTATTGCTCCAATAAAGAAACCTCCGAAAGTAAAGAAGTACAGCAAACCTGTGCCAGCTTTGCCTACATAAAATCTGTTCAAACCGCCCAAGCCTAAAAAGGTCAGCAGGCAAAGTATTTCAGCTGTGCTTTTGCTCTTAGGGCTTATCTGCTCAACAGGAGCTTGCGGTGCGACCTGCTGGACGTTTGTAACGTATGTGATGTGCTGAACGATATTGCTGTTATGCTCAACGTGGTTATCAATTTTCTGCGGCTGTGGCAGTTCGTGACCGCAATATTCACATACTGCTACGCCTGGTGCGTTTTCGCCTTTACAATTTGGACAAGTCATAATTTTTCCTCCCTATAAATCGACTTTTGTAAACAATTTATGAAATCATTTACATTGTCTTAAATTGGTGATATAATGTATTTGTAATCATGCGGGAGAAAATTCTGTGTGCTATCCCTGTCAGTATTTGCGGTGCTGACGGGGATTTTTTTTATTATAAGGATTTTATAACTGTTTTTACGATGCCGAGTATTCTTATGCGGTCTCTTTCTGCACCGACAAACTCTCTTGGCTGATATTCGGGATTGAATGATACAAGGGTTATCTTGTCATCAGAATACTTGATTTTCTTCACAACGCCGTTTTCACCGTCGATAAGGGCAACAACTACCTGTCCGTCCTCAGCCCAATCCTGCCTTAATACTTGTATCTTATCGCCGTTCTCTATCTTCGGATACATACTGTCCCCCGAAACGACAATGCACATTGTATTCTTAGCTTCTTCCTCGCTGACGATATAAAGCGGCATATAGCCTACAACATAATCGTCAGCATAAGCACCAAACCCAGCCGACACGCTCTCATATATAGGTATTATATGTACGTTGTCTTGCGGGAGTATGGTTGCGTTAGAGTCTATAATATGAGAAGAATGTTTAGGGCTAGGATCATCAGTTTTTAATGCAAGATATTCAGGATTAACATTCAACTCAATAGCGATTGATTCAAGAACAGGTAATTTTATTCTGAGAATTTTTCCTGCCTCATATCTTTGGATAGTTGATTTATTCAATCCAAGACGGATACCAAGTTCTTCTTGTGTAAGTCCTTTTTCTTCTCTTGCAGCTTTTATTCTATTTCCAATTTCTACGGTATTCAAATCTTGCTCACCTGCTTTCGTTATAATGATTATATCACATTAAATTGCATAATGCAATAGCTTTTTTGAAAAAATAAAAAAATGTTGCAAAATGCTATTGACAAGTGAAAAGTTATGTGCTATTATGATAATGCAGTAAGTTGCATAATGCAACAAGAAAGGAGGCTGGCATATGGTAAACACGAACAAGATCAAGGGTAGAATGAAGGAGCTTGAACTGACCCAAGCTGACGTTGCACATTGTTTAAACATAGCTCAACCTACAGCTAATCAGAAAATAAACAATGTTCGTCCGTTTGACTTGGACGAGGCTGAGAAACTGTCACACTTGCTCCACATTGATGCTGGAGAGTTCGGCAAATATTTTTTTACTCAGTGAGTTGCATAATGCAACAAATGATTGAAGAGGGGGTGAGAGAAACGTGGAAAAGAAAATTACTGCTATTCCAAGAGGGTGTGACAGTGCCAGGATTGAGCAGGTGATCGTAACAAGAGCCTTGAAAGGCGCAGGAACAGAAAATGACCCCTGTAGAGAGGTCATTCAGTATTGGACTCTTGACGGAAAATTGCTCTGCGAAAAGAATTAATCAGATTTTCCTACAAGTTGTTCAGCTTTTTTTAGTTCAAGCTCTGAGTTTATGTATGAAACAATGGCATTAATAAAAGCTTTTAAATGGTCGATATTATAATCTTCGTGTTGACGGCAATAGTGGGTTTCGTCATTACCAATCCAAGCAGAAGCTTTTGAAAGGGTTTTTATCTTTGGACTGTCTATGAAGTTTTCGATACATTGAGCTAACGGTTGCTTTTTGATTTTTTCTATTTCTTCTGGGTGAAGATTAATCGCAAAATCTTTAACCAAAAATTCAAGAGCTTTTCTATAACCCATACCGCATATTTCAGTTAGTCCATTTTGTTCAGCTTGAAACGATTCATTATAAATTTTGATAAATCCAGGTGATATCTTAGAGATGTCAGTATCAAAATCTATGCGTTCTGAGGTTTCTGGAATTATCTTGAATGGAATAAGCGTTTCTGCAGGGTAGCCCTTATATATAGCCATAAATATTTCTTCGCAACTAGGACACAAAAAGTTTGCATAAATAGTTATTGAGCCACCATAAGTGGGCCTGATGTGGAAGCTTTTTAGATGTTTAACAAATATGTTTTGTGAACAATGAGGACAAAAACAAGGAAATTGTATATTAAATTCAATATCGTCATCTTTGTGAAGTGCGTTGTTTGAAGTAATTACATCAGTCATAGATTTACACATCCTTTATTTATGATAAATGTATTATACCACAAGAAGTTAGATTTTTCAAGGAGGTACAAAAAATGAAACTGTACAAGGTAACAACGACAGACCGGTATAATCGCAACTGGGTCTATACAGTATCTGCCGATAGCGAACGTGAGGCTTTATGGAAAGTAAAAGCGAACGCTATTAGTTCGGGCGAAACTGTCTCGATTATCGAGGAGGTGGACTAAATGAGGTCACCTGACATTGAAATGGCAGTGCGGCTGTACTATGAAAAACCCGAAATAACCAATGCGGATATCAAGGCACTGTTCAGCACAGGTGAAACGCAGACTATCAAGATCAAGAAAGCTGTTAAGAAAGAAATGGAAAAGCGTGGTGTGAAGTCATGGCTGCCACACTCGGTCAATACCGAGATAGCCTACGAGGTGTGGGGCATTGATATCGACAACTTCGAGAAAAGGCTTAAAAAACTCCGCACGCTTTACGGAAAGGACGTGAGAAAATGATAGCCGTACTAGAGATAATCAGATGTGTCGCAGCGGTAGCGCTCTTGGTGGTGCTTGCAATGTATGTAGCGTACAGGTGGTATGTAAGCGTAAAAGAAACTGCCTACGAGGAAGCAGAGGAGAGCATAAAGCGTGCGGTGAGAGAAGCAGGCAGACCCGTGGTCAAGGTCGAAGTTGAAATGAAAGGAAAGTGGTAAAATGGCGTTGATACTGCTGATAACAATAGCTGTGCTTGCAGCGATAGATGTAGTGATGTACATATTACTTGGCGCCATTGAAAAGCACTGGGAGAAAAAGTTTAAGGAGGATAAAGATGACGAGAGATGAAATAATTCTTGCAGCAAAATGCTGTATAGTAAACAACTGTGGACCATGCCCACTTATGGGTACGGATAATTGCATTACTGGTTTCATGAATCATATTCTCGAATACATGAAAACCGAGCCTGCGCTGTCTGCCAACAGCACAAGCTCGGAGATATTGAAAAATATCAATTCAACACACCTTGATGATAGCACAAAAGAGCAGATTTGTCAAGCATATAATACCATAGATGAAGCCTGTGGAGATATAATTGATATCTATGAAGTAATGTCAGAACGTGAGCATAGAGCTTTTAACATTGGAGAAGTATACGGAAAAATATGCAGCACAAGGGATAAGCTTGAAAAGTTGAGAGGCGGTGACGGCAATGAACATTAACGCAAAGAAAGCTCAGGACAAGCTGTCGCAGGAACTGTCTGCCGCTAAGCTTGGCAAGTATGCACAGGCGGTTGCAAAGCCTACTCTTGAGGTCCTCAAAACTTTCTGTGAGCAGAACGAGGAGTTCGCTCAGGCGGTCCTGCAGACGGACAGGACTTTCGCCGAGTGTGCGGAAAATGCTGTCAAGGGTGCAGGGGAAAGTATTTCGGATATCGAGGTCTACCGCAGAGCTGTAAGCTTTTACTTCAAGGGTGCGGACGTTCATTTCAATATGACGATCGACCTGGGTGACGGCTCAGACAGCAATGAAACGGCAAAACCGTCTGTCAGCCTATCCCTTGACGGCTTGCTTGACTTCTGAGGTAGCAGTATGAAAGAGACAAGAAAAGAGGCTCTTATTTACTGCTTTCCTGCGGTGGATAAAGAGCTTATGGATAAGATGAAAGGCAGAGGTGCTAAGAATTATGTGGTGTTCCTCACAAGGGGTGCTGAGCTTTTCGCACGTTGCTTTCACCGATACTCAAAGGGTGACCTTGTGGAAAGACAGCGGTATGTGTTCGCCCGTGACGGATCGGTGAGATACGGCAGTGATAACGGCATTAACTGGTCTGTGCGTAATGACTTCCGTGAGCCTGTCTTTTGCAAATGCTGTATGGGATATAACTATGATAATTCCTATTCGGTACTGAACATCAAAGCCATAGACAAGTCGGATATGCGTTACAGCCAACATCAGCATTATCACGGCAATATGCTTATATGTTATCTTCACGCATATTGCAAGCACCCTAACCTCGAGTATCTTATGAAACAAGGCTATGACGTAACAAGCGTGAGATACACAGGTTGGTGGGGATATCAGGAAAAGTTCCTGCTCTCTCAGCGTGTGAACTGGAAAAGTAATGACCTGCTGAAAATGCTCGGACTGAACAAGACGGAGTTCAAGACACTCAAAGGCAGCGAACATCTGTGGGAGCAGTATCTTGACTATCGTGAGGAATATCCAAAACTCAGACCGGAAGATTTACTGAATATAGCAAAGGTCTTTAAGAACGAACACGGCACTCTTGAACGTCTTGTGAGGATAACAGGTCTTACACCACAAAGGGTGGCACGATACATACACGAGCAGGAAATGACACCTCTTGATTACAGCGACTATCTGGAGCAGTGCGAAATGCTGGAGTATAACATTCACGATACAATGATAGCTTTGCCACACGATTTCTGGACAATGCACAACAGGCTTACTCAGATCATCAACTATGAGCATGACAAGCTTGTTTTGCAGAACTTCACGAAAAGGCTTGCAAAGCGTGTCTGCCTTGAATTTTCGGCAGACGGCTTACTTGTCAGACAGCCACACAGTTTGAAAGAGATAGAGGACGAGGGCAGGATACTTTCCCATTGTGTGGGCGGATATGCTGAACGCCATGCTATGGGAAAGCTAAGTATAATGTTTCTGAGAAAAGTTTCTGAGCCTGACAAGCCTTACTATACTGTTGAGGTGAGCCAATACGGCGGTATCGTGCAGTGCAGAGGATATAGGAACAACGTGGTACAAAACGGCGGTGAGGACAAACCGCAGGAGATAAAGGACTTTGAACAGAAGTATCAGCGGTATCTTGACAGGGTGTTCGCTGAGAAACGAAAGGAGTGTAAGAGTGCATGAAAGGCTTACCGACACGCTGTATAGATCCTGTCATGAAGTGCTGTCAGGATTGCGCTTGGGGATATCGTAAATATGGCGATGACGTGGAATGCTCTGCCGACCTAGCAGGCTGTTGCTTTGAAAGTGGTTGTACACTCGGTTTTGACAAAGGCAGACCTGAGGACGAGCCGACAGAAAAAGAGCTAAAAGAGTTTGAAAAATGGTGTGAAAGGACAAGATAAAATGAACGAACTATCGGCAGAATATATCAAGGCGGCTGAACTTGACCGCAGGATAAAGACCTCAGCTCAGCTTGCACAGCAGAGCCTTTACGATATGTGTATGGGCTTTAAGGAAATGAGGGACAGCAGGCTTTACAAGGAACTTGGGTATTCCGATTTTGGAGAGTATTGCGAGCAGGAAACAGGCTTTTCAAGAATGAACGTGTACAATTACATTAGAGTGGCTGAAAAATTACCGCAGGATTTTGTAAACTCGAGTTTACAAATCGGAGTTAAAAAGCTGACACTTCTTGCTAAGCTTTCCGATGAAGAGCGAACAGAGCTTGCCGAAAATATCGACCTTGAAAGCACTACTGTCAAGGAGCTCAAAGCAAAAATAGATATTTTGCAGAACGAGCGTGACAGAGCCATGGAGTCAAATGCAGAGGCAAGCCATCAGGTCTTTGTGGCGGATAAAAAGGTGCTTGAAATGAAAAATAAGGTAACACAGCTTGAAGCCGAGATAAAGGAGCTTGAGAGCCGTCCTATCGAGGTAGCTGTGGAAACGGACAGCAAAGAGGTGGCAAACCTTAAAGACGCTATGCGGCGTGTTGACCTTGACTGGTCGGAAAAATATTCAAAGCTTGAAGAAGACAGCCTGAAAGACCGCAGAGAGCTTTTGCAGAAAGCTGAGCAGGCTGAAAAGGATAAGCAGGACAAGCTTTCACAGCTTCGTGAAGAGCTTGACAGAACTAAGGCTGAGTATGAGAAAAAGCTTGCGGGAAAGGTGGATACCGCCCCCGTGCAGGACGATAAAGCCATATTCAAGGCCTATCTTTCCACCGCTGTTGACAGCGTAACAAGGCTCGTGGACTTTGTGAACGAGCATAATGACAGCGACAATTACGGACTTTTCACACAGAAAGCAAGACAGCTTGCGGATATAATCAATTCAAAACTGGAGGTATAAAAAATGAAACTTTATGAGCTTACAAACGATTTTCAGAGGCTTTTTGACAGTCTTGAGGATATGACGGAAAATGCCGAGCTTACGGCAGAGGAAAAGGCTGAGGCTGAAAAGGTGTGGTTTGATACCCTTGAATGCGTTGAGGCTGAGTTTACAGACAAGGCAGAGAACGTTGCGGCTTATGTCAAGGTGCTGAACAGCGAGGCGAAAATGCTTGAAGCAGAGGAGAAAGCCCTCAAAGCAAGACGTGAGCAGAAGGTCAAGCAGGCAGAGAGCCTTAAAGCTTATCTTATGAACAGTATGCAGAGGGTCAACCTTAACAAAATAGAGGGCGTTATGGCTAAGATAAGCATTACAAAGGGCAGGGAAAGCACCGAGATAACAGACCCGAAAGCCTTTGTGGAGTGGGCAAAGGTCAATGATGACAGCCTGCTGAAATACAAAGATCCTGACATAAGCAAGACGGCTGTCAAGGCGGCTATCGAAGCAGGTAGAGAGATCCCCTATGCGGCAGTTGTCCGCAGACCGGGACTGACCATAAGATAAGGAGGAAAAGAGAATGGGACTTGCGATACTTGTATTAGGCTTTTCAGGAAGCGGCAAATCTGCTTCCCTGAGAAATTTCAAAGAGGACGAGCTTGCACTTGTGAACGTGAACGGAAAACAGCTTCCGTTCCGCACACAGTTTAAGTCAACGATACATACCGACAATTACGGTGAGATAGAACGCTTTATGAAAGCTCAGACGGCAAAGTCCATAGCCGTTGACGATAGTCAGTATCTTATGGTGAACGAGTTTATGCGCCGTGCAAAGGAAACGGGCTATCAGAAGTTCACCGACATTGCAAAGAATTTCTGGGAGCTTGTGAGAAGCGTTGAAATGCTTCCCGAAGACGTTATCGTGTATTTTCTCAATCACCTTGATACAGGCGAGGACGGCAGGCAGAAAGCTAAAACTATCGGCAAGCTGCTTGATGAGAAGATAACTGTCGAGGGTATGTTCACAACTGTGCTAAAAACTGTTGTGGTTGACGGCAAGTATCTTTTCGCCACTCAGACGGACGGCACTGACACCTGCAAAAGTCCTATCGGGCTGTTTGACAGTATGTACATAAGCAACGATCTGAAACTTGTTGATGAAGCACTGAGGACATACTATCATCTTGCGGACGAACATATCTGCTCAGAGTGCGGAAAGACGATAATGTCAGACGGCAGGCGTACAGTTCAGCAGATAATAGACGGCTCGATGAAGAATTACGGCAAACAGCTTTGCATGAAATGCGTTCTTAAAAGGGTAAAGGCGGCGAAGTCCAATGAAGCTGAGAGCGTATCAGAATGAGCTGGTGGAGCAGGTAAGGCAGGCTTGGCGTGCAGGGTATAAAGCACCCTGCATAGTCCTGCCCTGCGGTGGAGGAAAGTCCTGCATAGTTGCTGAAATGGCTAGGCGGACGACCTTTAACGGCAAGAGAGTGCTTTTTCTCGTCCACAGACGTGAGCTTGTGGAGCAGATAAAAAAGACGTTTATCCGCTGGGGCGTTGATATGAAACTCTGCGAGGTGGGTATGGTGCAGACTATTACAAGACGGCTTAAAAAGCTTGCCAGACCTGCCCTTATCATAACTGACGAAAATCATCACAGCCTTGCTCAGTCCTACAAACGCATATACGAATACTTTTCAGACGTGCCGAGAGTGGGCGTTACAGCGACTCCTGTTCGCCTTAATGGTGACGGGCTTGGTGACGTGAACGACAAGCTTATCATTGGCGTATCTGCAAAATGGCTTATTGATAACAACTGTCTTGCACCTTATGACTACTATGCCCCTGACGTTGCCGACCTTACAGGGCTTCACGTTTCTCACGGGGAATATATGGCGGCGGAGATAGAGAAAGCTATGGTGAAAAACACTGTTTTCGGCGACGTCATAAAGTATTACAAACAGTTAGCAAATGGCAAAAAAGCGGTCTGCTACTGTGCTTCCGTCAGACATTCTCAGCGAACGGCAGAGGTGTTTAATGAAAACGGCATAAAGGCGGCACACATCGACGGCTCGACCCCAAAGGCAGAACGTGACAGCATTATCTCAGCTTTCCGCAGGGGAGATATATCGGTGCTGTGCAACGTTGACCTTATCTCCGAGGGCTTTGACGTTCCTGACTGCGAGTGTGCCATACTTCTTAGACCCACCAAGAGCCTTACTCTTTACATTCAGCAGGCTATGAGATGTATGCGGTATCGTCCTGATAAAAGAGCCGTCATAATCGACCACGTTGGCAACTATGCAAGGTTTGGTATGCCTGACGATGACAGGGAGTGGAGCTTGGAGAAAAAGCCGAAAGCTCAGCATAAAAAGCAGGAGCAGAGCGACAAGGTGAAACAATGCCCTGAATGTTTCTATACTTTCTCTGCTCCTCCTGCGGGGGTGAAAGTATGCTGTCCTCATTGCGGATATGAGTTCCCCTCAGCCGAGAGAAAGCTTGAAACTGACAGCAGCGTGGGGCTTGTAAAGGTGGAGGGATTTAAGCTTGATTTTTCAAGCCCTGCCGATTGTCATACCTATCCCGAACTTTTGCAGTATGCGAAAAGTCACGGCTACAAATCAGGCTGGGCGTATTATCAGGCAAGGCAAAGGGGGCTTATAGGTTGACGGAAGAACACAGGATACAAAACGAGATACGCTGTGCGGTATCGCCCTACTGCACTGTCTTTCGTGTGAACGTGGGTGAGGGCAGAACAGTTGACGGCAGATATTTCACCACAGGTGTGCCGAAAGGTTTTTCAGACCTGTTCGGCGTAAGGCATAAAGACGGCAGAGCTGTCTTTATCGAAGTCAAAACAAAGTCGGGGCGAGTTCGTCCTGAGCAGAAGAAGTTCATAACAAAAATGCGTGAGTGCGGAGCATTGGCAGGCATATGCCGCTCAGCAGAGGACGCAGTAAATTTACTAACGGAGGAATAAAAAATGGGATTTAAGTCAAATCAATCAGAGGCATTTCAGAACGGATTAAAGCCTGAGGGCGATTACGAGTGCATCATAACCGCTATCGAGGAACGCACGACAAAGAAAGGCTCGGTGGGTCTTAACTTCACTCTCGTCATCAGAAATGACGTGCAGGGACAGAAATACGGCAACTCCTGCCTGTTTCACACCATATGGAAAAAGCATGAACCTAACGAGAACGATATGCAGGTGGAGGGCTACAACTTTGCTCAGCTTATGGCAATGGGCAAGGCGGCTAAGCTTCCCGATGGTAAGGAGTATGACAGCCTTAAAGCATACTGCACCGACCTGCTGAACAAGTGCATAAGGGTAGATCTCACGCACGAGGAATGGAACGGCAAGGAGCAGGAACGCATTAATTTTGTCAATCCTACAAAGTATCCTGAGTGCAAGCATAAGTTCAAATCCTCTGCACCGAAGGCGGACAGCTTTGCGACTAAGCAGACGGGCTTTGCAACGCCTAAGACAAATACGCAGGCTGACAGTGCCATAGGCTCCCTTGAAGATTTTGAGGACGTGCTTACAGATGACGGCGTGCCGTTCTGATTTCTGAGAAAAGCGAAAAGTCATAGTGCTTTTGCATAAAAACGCAGATGATATTTTGTGCAAACAAATGATTTATATTTTAATTTGGCAACATTTCTGCAATTGTTGTATTTTTAATGCAACTTTTGGGACGTTTTTCGGGGATAAGTGAAAGGCTTTGACTTTTCAAAATTTATGTTAGGAGTTGGATATATGTACGAACAAATACCGCAGGAGATTAAAGCCCTGCCAAACTGGATATGCTGGGACGCTGTGCCAGATGAAAAGAGAGGGAAGATAAAGAAAGTGCCGATAAACGCACTTACAGGCGGAGGGGCTATGTCAAATAACCCCTCTACATGGTGCGATTTCGATACGGCTGTGAGAGCCTCAGAAAAACATTCGGGCATAGGATTTATGTTCGGTGGCTGTCCATATTTCGGTGTTGACATTGACGGCAAAGAGGAGGAGCTTGAGGCATACCAAAGGGGAGAGAACGGCAACATCATATCCGAATTTATCTCCACCCTGCAAAGCTATACTGAGATATCTCAATCGGGCAAGGGCATACATATCATATGCAGAGGAACGCTCCCAAAGCGTGGCAGACGTAAAGGCTCAGTTGAGATGTATGAGGACGGCAGGTTTTTCGTTATGACAGGCAACTCCTGCTCAGAATATGATGGCATCGCAGAGTGTTCCGACAGCATAAAGCCATTGCACGAAAAGTATATAGGCGGCGGTCACGAGCCTGTAGCAAAGGCTGTTCCTGCTGTCAGACTTGACACCGCAGACCAGATAATCAAAGCGGCGGCAGGTGCAAAGAACGGTGGAAAATTTGTTTCCCTCTACAGTGGAAGAATCGCAGGATATGCTTCGCAGAGTGAAGCTGATATGGCGTTCTGCTCAATGCTTGCCTTCTGGACAGGCTGTGACGCAGACAAAATGGATGTGATATTCCGTTCCTCAGGTCTTATGCGTGAAAAGTGGGACAGGGCACAAAGCGGTTCGACCTATGGTGCACTCACGATCCAGAAAGCCATTGCAGATTGCGACAAGACCTATTCGCCAAAGTTTGCAGGAGGATTTTCTCTTAACTTCAAGTCACCCTCTGAGCCGATTTCTGTGGGCGCTGTGGAGCAGGAAGAAGCCAAGCCAAGACTTTATTCATTTGACGATACGGGCAACGCAGAACGCTTTGTTGACCTTTTTGGCGAGCAGGTGAGATACTGTTATACAGACAAACGCTGGCTTTGGTATGACGGCAGAAAGTGGTGTACCGATATGACAGGCACAGTAAAACGTCTTGCTGATAAGGCTGTGGCTTGTATGGCGGCAGAGGCAAAGGTGTACGCTCAGCTTGACGCAGACGAGGGAACGGATATGGCAAAAGCCTTTGAAAAGCATATGAAGTCCTGCCGTTCTAACAAATCAAAGAACGCAATGCTAAGCGAGGTCATGCACCACGTTCCTGTTCTGCCTGCTCAGATGGACAGATTTAAAACTGTTCTCAATACCCCGGGTGGAGTTATCGACCTGCGAAGTGGCGGCATATCTCCTCACGACCCTATGACATATCTGACGAAAATGACAGCCGTTGAGTATTCAGAGAATGCCGATTGCCCTCGCTGGCTTGCCTTTCTTGACGACATTTTCAGAGGGGATAAAGACCTTATCAGATACGTTCAGAAAGCTGTGGGATATTCCCTGACAGGCTCGACCACCGAGCAATGTGCGTTCTTTCTATACGGAACAGGACGAAACGGCAAGTCAACTTTCATTGATATCATAAGGGATATTTTCGGAGACTATGCGGCAAATATCCAGCCTGAAACTATTATGGTACGCAGTAATCAGAGCACCGCCATAAACAGCGATATCGCAAGGCTCAAAGGTGCGAGGCTCGTGACAAGCGTTGAGCCTAACGAGGGCGTTCGTATCAACGAGGGTCTGCTCAAACAGCTTACAGGCGATGATACTGTTACGGCAAGAAAGCTTTACGGCGACGAGTTCGAGTTCAAACCTGAGTTCAAACTTTGGATGGCGACAAACCATAAGCCTGTCATCAGAGGAACGGATACGGGCATTTGGCGAAGAATTCATATGATACCCTTCACTGTGCAGATCCCCGAAGAAAAGATAGACCGCAGGCTGAAATACAAGCTGTCTGCGGAGCTTACAGGCATATTCCGCTGGGCTGTGGAGGGCTGTTTGCTGTGGCAGAAAGAGGGACTTAAAATGCCTCGTGCCGTCCTCGAAGAAGTGAGGGAGTACCGCCGTGAAATGGACGTTATATCTGCATTTGTTGAGGATAAGTGTACTGTTGGCAAGGGTCTGAGCGTTAAGTCAAGTCAGCTTTTTGCGGCATATCTTAACTGGGCTGAGCAGAACAATGAATATCGTATGAGTTCAACAAAGTTCGGTATGGAGCTTGCAAAACGCTTTGAAAAAGTAAGAACAAGGGGCGGTATATACTTCAATGGACTGTCACTTAATAATGTGTAAGTAATTGTAAGTGTGTAGGGTTGTGTAGGGTTGAAGGGTTTTTCTAACCTTTCGTATTAGAAAATAAAAGAATATATATAAAGAAAAGAGTTCTTTAAAAAGGGTGCAAACCCTTCACAACCCTTCACAGAGGGGGTATCAACTATAAAGATAGATTTCAAAAGAATGTCACAAGAAGAGTTCGCACGGTATGAAGATATGGCAATAGACGGCAGGCTCATCTATGACGAGTATCCTGCTGAGGAATATAAGTATTTCTCACAGTTATCAAGACTTGGCTACAAGAACAGGCATGAGGGCTGGTCAAAAGAGATATGCGAGGACAAGCAGGCGGAATACAAGCGGGAATATCTTCACAGCAAGGAGCGAAACGGCAGGTTTTTCAGGCAAGCCTGCATAATGCAGGAGAATATCCGCAGAGGGCAGACAACGGTCTGGAAGATAAACAAAACGCAGGACAGGGAAGAAAAGCTCACATACGCATTGCAGGCACTGGAGCTGATACTCTGCGACGAGGGGCTTGCGAAACATAACGGAGTAAACATACCCGAATATGCAGGCTGTGAATACTGCAATGGAGTGACAGAGTGGAGCGAAAAGCTTGGTGCAGACGGCAAGGAAGTCCGTTTTGAGTTCTGTCCTGTTTGCGGAAGAAAGATTGAGGAGGGATAAAGGTTGACAGCAGAAGAATATTTGAACAAGCTGGTGGATATAGACAAGCGTATATCGGCGATAAGGCGTGCCATAGAAAAGTGTTACGCAAGGGCCGAGAGTACATCGCCGCAAAGCTCCGATATACCGCCCAGCTTTACAGGCGGCACGTCAAGAAAGATAGAAGACAGCGTTGTGATGATAGCGGACTATAGGACGGAGCTTGAAATGCTTTGCAAAAGTTACGAACAGATGTCATACAATGTATTGTGTATCACGGACAGTATGCCTGACAGCAGACTTGCGGCGTTGATAATCAACAAATACATAAACGGAATGTCATGGGAACGAACAGCTGAGGCTCTTGACCGTGAGGCAAATTATACTCGCAAGGTGCTTGGTCCGAATGCGATAAAAATGTTCAAGAAATTTTATCAGACACCCGAAAAAGCCCTTGTATCACCCCTGTCAAGAGAGTATAATGATAATATGCCATAACGGCAAAAGTTTCTTTGTGGACCTCCATAAAAAAGTCCGACGGGGCGAAAGCTCCGTTTGCAGGTCGAGAGCGTGCCAGCTCAACATCTGCTCCAACATTTACTTAACTCCTTATAATATATTTGCGAGAGGCACTCCTATGGGGTGCCTTTTGCGTAGTGGGAGATAAAGCGTGCTATTATAAGTATGTGTATTGAATTCGTTAGTAGATCAATTTTCCTTATTAAATTTACAAATATTATTTTTTCTAAATAACCTATAAAATCAGCTAAACTCATTCTAATATATTTGGTAAACTTTTTTTTACCAAAAGCTATTGCAATTTATACAAATAGGTGTTATATTATAGTCAAGATAAATTAAAGTTAATTAACGAACTTTTTATTTACTTAACAAATTTAATATGGAGGATTTTAAATGAATACAAAAATTAGTGTTGAAGAAGTGGATTTTAAGTTGAATGTTGTATACTGTAAGGCGATTTATTTGATAAAAAAACAAGTAGAATACGAAATTAAGGGTCAGATGGATCGTTTGCTCAATTTGTTAAACAACACAATAGACGATTTAATGAGAATGAGACAGTTCATAGATTTTAAAGAAGTTATTGTTTTATATAATTCAAAAGATTTAAAAACTTTAAAAGGTCGAAATGATACAAAATGCTATTATTATTATGATGTGCAGGATTTGCGTATTGATAATGACTTAGATGATACATATGATGATAACTTTATTAATGAAGTTATCATCATATGGATGATCTCGAAGAATGTGCCAATCAAGGTAAGAACGTAGATAGTAAGTATATAAACGACAGCTTGTTTACCTATTTATCTTGCTTACGAAAAATCAAAAAATATGACCATGTAAAATATTATAGAGCGGCTTGTATTATCAGAACTGTTTTAAGAGTAGCAATGCCTAAATATCATTAATTTAATAAAAAAGCTCCACTTGTCGGGGCTTTTTTTATACCCAAAAGAACAAAAAAACCGAGGTGAGGTGAATGCCGAATGAACAGAATTTAATAGTTCCAAGCTCGAGTGAAGCTCGAAAAAATGGTGCAAAAGGCGGTAAAAAATCAGGCGAAGTCCGCAGGCGTAAAAAGACTATGAAGCAGGTAATGGACTTCCTGCTTGAACAGCCTGCCAATACCAGAGCGGACTATGAGTTCCTCGTTGAGCAGGGCATTGACCTTAACAGCCTTGACCCTGACTTCATAAATAATATGCTTCTTGTGAATGCGGCTCTTATGGCAAGGGCTAAGCAAGGGGACGTTGCGGCGGTGAAAGAGCTGCGTGACATTATCCGTGATGACGATATGCTCAAACATAAGATAAAATATGATAACGCAAGGCTCAGGCTTGAAAAACAAAAGCTTGAGCCTGTTTCTATGCCCGATAAGGCGTACAGCGGTATCCCTGCGAGCCTTGTCGCTCCTGCGTTCTCACCTGTCTTGTTCGATATTGCAGAGCAGGAACATTCCGAGTATGTTTTCCCTGGCGGACGTGGCTCGACTAAATCTTCATTCTGCGGTCTGAACGTTATCGACCTGCTGATGAAGAACGAGAATATGCACGCCTGCGTTCTGCGTTCTGTGGCGAATACTCTTAAAGACAGCGTTTATTCTCAGATACTCTGGGCAATATCTGCACTTGGCCTTGATGATGAGTTTGCCTGCACAAAGTCGCCCCTTGAGATCACACGCATTTCAACAGGGCAGAAAATATACTTTCGTGGTGCTGATGCCCCGCACAAGATAAAGTCTATCAAGCCTCCTTTTGGCTATATCGGCATCGTGTGGTTTGAGGAGCTTGACCAGTTCGGCGGTGAAGAAGCTGTGCGAACGATAGAACAGTCTGTTATAAGAGGCGGCGAGAGAGCATATAAGTTCAAGTCTTTCAACCCTCCGAAGTCGGCTCAGAACTGGGCGAATAAGTACATCAAAGTGCCGAGAACGGACAGACTCGTTACCGAAAGCACTTATCTAACTGTGCCGAAAAAGTGGCTTGGCAAGCCTTTTCTTGATGACGCCGAATTTCTCAAAGAAACCAATCCCACTGCCTATGAGAACGAGTATATGGGCGTTGCAAACGGCACAGGCGGTAATGTTTTCGATAACGTCCTCATAAGAGAGATAACCGACGACGAGATAGCGCAGTTCGATAACATCTATAACGGCGTTGACTGGGGCTGGTATCCCGACCTTTACGCTTTTGTCAGAGTTCATTATGCCCCTGCTCAGCACACGCTGTTCATATGGCAGGAATACACCTGCAACAAAACAAAGAACATTGATACCGCAAAGCATTTGCTGGAGCTTGGTATCACAGCAAATGACCTTATCACCTGCGACAGTGCAGAAAATAAGTCCGTTGAAGATTACAGAGCATACGGCTTGCTTGCGAGAGGTGCAGAGAAAGGTCCTAACAGCAGGGAGTATTCATATAAGTGGCTGCAATCTCTGCGAAGTATCGTTATAGATAACAAGCGTTGTCCTGTGGCTTGCGAGGAGTTTATCAACTGCGAATATGACAGAGATAAAGAGGGCAATGTTATAAGCGGCTATCCCGACGGCAATGACCACGTTATCGACGCCGTTCGGTATGCAATGGAAAGAGTATGGAAAAGGCGGGGTCAGTAAGCTATGGGCATTATTTCAAAAATAAGGGAGTGGATAAGCAGAATGCTTTCAAAGTCAGATATAAAGGGCGTTTACGGTATTGATATCGCCGTGACGGACAGTATGATAAGAGCTATCGACAAGTGGGATAGAATGTATGCAGGTAATGCAGCACCCAAGGGAGTTCACTCTCTGCGGCTTGAACATGCTGTTGTGAGGGAGTTTGCAAACACGGCTATCAATGAAATGACCCTGAAAGTTTCCAACGATAAGCTTGATGCCATAATGAAAAACGCCCTTGAAAACCTCAACAAAAATCTGCAAAGAGGTCTTGCAACAGGAGCAATGATAATAAAGCCACTGGGTGCTGATAAGGTGCAGTATGTTCCACAGTCGCAATTTATTCCTGTGGAGTATGACGTGAACGGCAGGCTTATAAAGGTCATTTTCCCTGAGATAAAACGCATGGGCGATAATGATTACCGCATAAGGCTTGAATATCACGCTCTGGACTACGGAAAAGGGCTGACTATTACAAACAAGGCTTTTCGCTCCAAAGATGGCGTGTCTCTTGGTGCTGAGATACCTCTTACGGCTGTTTTAGAGTGGTCGGAGCTTATCCCTCAGATAGCCTATCCACTTATGCTGCGGCCCTCTTTCGGCTATTATGTCAACCCTATCGACAATACAGTTGACGGTTCACATTCAGGCGTATCAGTGTTCGCAGGGGCGGAAGAAGTCATAAGAAAAGCTGATATCCAATTCGGCAGGCTCGATTGGGAGTTTGAATCAGGAGAGCGTGCCATAGACGTTGACGAGGCTGTGCTAAGACCTGTGACAGACCCGTTCACAGGTAAGAAACGTGCAGAAATGCCTAAGCTCAATGAACGGCTTTTCAGAGGGGTAAACGTGTCGGCTGGCACGAGCGGTGACTTTTATCACGAGTTCTCACCGCAGTTAAGGCAGGCGGATTTTATCGCAGGACTTGAAGAATACAAGCGTGAGATAGAGTTTGCTGTGGGGCTGTCCTATGGGGATATCTCAAACCCACAGACAGTTGATAAGACGGCAACGGAGATAAAGTCATCAAAGCAGAGAAAGTTCGATACTGTCACGTCAATACAGAATAATCTCCGTGTCTGCCTTGAAGACCTCTGCTATTCGCTGGCGTTTTATAATGGGCTTACTCAAAGCGGTTATGAGCTGTCTGTGAACTTTGAGGACAGTATCCTTGCAGATGATGAAACAAAGCGTGCAAGCGATCGTCAGGACGTTTCTATGGGCATTATGCCACTGTGGGAATACCGAATGAAATGGTATGGTGAGGACGAGGAAACGGCTAAGAAAATGACCTCCGACAGCACCGCAGAGGTGATAGAATAATGCTCAAAGCAAGCGAGATAGAGCGAGTTTCAATGGTTCTTGACAAGCCCCTGCGTGACCTTGAAATGCAGATAATGGAGGATATTGTCCGCAGGATAAAGATAAACGGCGAGATAACACGTTCGGCCGATTGGCAGATATACAGGCTTCACGAGCTTGGAATGAGCAAGCGTGAGATAAAGAAAGCCATTGCCGATAATCTTGACCTTTCCAAAGCTGAGATAAAGCATCTGTTCAAAGATATCCTGCGAAAAGGCTATGAATGGGACGATAGTATATACAAGACAAAAGGCAAGGCACGGATACCCCTTGAAGAAAATGAGGGTCTGCAAAGGCGGCTGTCGGCTGTATCGGAGCAGACTTCGGGGGAGCTTAAAAACATATCTCAGTCACTCGGATTTGCAGTAAAACAGCCTGACGGCAAGTTGAAATTCACGCAGGCGGCAGACTTCTATCAGCAGAGCCTTGATAACGCCATAATGGGCATAGCAAGCGGAGCGTTCGATTATAACACGGTCATAAAGAAAGTCATTTCGGATATGACGAACTCAGGTCTGCGCACTGTGGACTATGCCACAGGCTGGAGCAACAGAGCAGACGTAGCCGCAAGGCGATCGGTGATGACAGGGCTTTCACAGCTAACCGCAAAAATGAATGAGGACAACGCCAAAGAGCTTGGCACAGACTATTTTGAAGTCACTTGGCACAGCGGAGCAAGACCCTCTCATCAAGAATGGCAGGGCAAGGTCTACAGCAAAAAAGAACTTGAAACTATCTGCGGTCTTGGTACTGTGACAGGTCTGTGCGGAGCGAATTGCTATCACGATTATTACCCCTTTATCCCCGGCATATCTGAGCGTTCCTACACAGACGAGGAGCTTACACAGATGAATGCAGAGGAGAACAAGCCTGTTAAGTACGGTGATAAAGAGTACACAAAGTACGAGGCTTTACAGCGGCAAAGAAAGCTTGAAACTGCAATGAGAGCCCAGCGGCAGAAAATACATCTTCTTGAAGAGGCAGGCGCTGATGAGGAGGATATCATCAACGCACGCTGCCGATATCGTGGCACTTCCCAGGAGTACACGAGGTTTTCAAAAGCAATGGGTCTGCCTCAGCAGAGAGAGCGTGTAAACGCCGACGGACTGGGGAATATCGGGGTGGGAAAAACCAAGATAGACTTGACGCAAAAAGATTATAGTGATATAATTGATATGAAAGGTAAGATGTCTGATATAGACGTGCGAAAGTGGTACAGACACCATAACAAAAATATCCCTCAGCTTATCGACAAAAGCAAGTCTATTGAAGAACAGGCAAGACAAGCTTGTGAACTGCGTAACAAGTATCGCTTTCAGGCAAGAGAGTTAATGGAAAATCAAAAAGCTCGTAAAACCCTTGACCAGACCGAACCTATCATTTCTTTTGAAGACTTGGTATCAAATAAAATGGTACGAAAAAACATGAGCAGAGAAGAAGCTGTAGCAGACACTTTGAAGACCGCTGTAAAAACACGAAGATCAGTAGATAAAAGGTATGGATTGGAGGATCGCAATGAAGAAATATGAATACAATATTTGCACGGCTGCGGACAAAGAAATTTTTGAAAAGCAATGTGCAGCATTGGAAAAGCATATCCCAGGCATTGAACGGTCCGATATGCTGACAGATGTTGACGGCTCACAAACGCAGATATACACATTAAACGGAAAGAAGATAATCGTACACAACAGTTATTATATTGACGCTGTGTACATTGATTCAGAAGTTGAACTTACAGAGTATTTCAAATGATAATTTTACCGCTTGACTAAGGTCGGGCGGTATTTTTATACCCAAATATCGGAATTAAGCACCTTAACGGGTGCTTTTTTCATACCATTTCGTCCTTGATATGACGTTAAACTGTCAGACTTTCACACCGCAGACAGAGCGGTATATAAGCTATGTAGAAAGGACAAACATATGAAAAACATTTTTGAGATCCTTGCCGCTCTGGGTATCGTTATCCCTGAGGACAAGAAACAGGACATCACAAAACAGGTGGCAGAGAATTATAAGACTGTGGCTGAGTTTGAAAAGGTGAAAAGCCGCCTTGAGGTGGAGCGTGATAACTATAAGGACAGCCTTGATACCGCACAGAACTCTCTCAAAGAATTTGAGGGCGTGGACGTCAAGGAGCTTAACGGCAAAGTCGCACAGCTCACCGCTGACCTTGCTAAGAAAGACACCGAGTATCAGGCGAAGATATCTGATATGGAGTTTGACGCTACCCTTGATAACGCTATCTCGGCAAGCAAGGCAAGAAACGTCAAGGCTCTTAAAGCTTTGCTTGATGTGGAAACTCTCAAAGCTTCCAAAAATCAGGCTGAGGATATCAAGACGGCTATCGAGAACGTGAAGAAAGATAACGATTATCTTTTTGAAAGTTCCGAGCCTATCAAGAACCCGGTTGCTCCCACAGGTACGCCTGCCGCAGGTGAAGTGAGCAAGGAAACCTTTGCAAAAATGGGGTATATGCAGAGGTTGGAACTTAAACGAACAGACCCCGAAAAATACGAACAGTTGAAAGGATAGGATATTATGAAAATGACAAATGGCATTAGAATTTCTATGCAGTATTTCGCAGAGCAGACAAAGATCACCGACCTTATCGATCCTGAGGTAATGAGTGATATGATCGACGCAAAGATAGAGTCTAAGATAACTGTATCTCCCTTTGCGAAGATAGACAGAACGCTCGTGGGCGTGCCTGGCGACACTATCACAGTGCCACAGTACAAGTATATCGGCGACGCAGTTGATGTTGCAGAGGGAGTTGAAGCCGAAACTGTCAAGCTTGAAACAGACTCCACTCAGGCTAAGGTAAAGAAAGCCATGAAAGCGGTTGAGATAACCGACGAGGCTCTTCTCAGCGGCTATGGCAATCCTGCGGGTCAGGCGACTTCACAGCTTGCAATGTCTATCGCTTCTAAGGTGGACGCAGACAGCATGGACGCACTCATGAAAGCTCAGCTCATCTATGACGGCTCGGCTTCTGCTATCTCTTACAGCGGCATTGTTGACGCTGTTGACAAGTTCAATGAGGAGCTTAACACCGAAAAGGCTATGTTTATTAATCCTCATCAGAACTCACAGCTTAGAAAGGATCCGAACTTCATTTCAGCAGATAAGTATGACGGCAATGTGGTAATGACAGGCGAGATAGGCAAAATAGCGAACTGCCGTATCGTTCCGTCAAAGAAGGTTTCACTTAACGAGGCTATCCCAGAACAGTATGTGAGAGTTGACAGCGATGCAGAGGGTGCAAAGGAAGTTGTTGCGGACAGCACAGCTTCACCAACTGCTTCACAGATAAAGCTCGGCTCAGTAACGCCTTGTGCAGAGGGTTACGCTCCAAAGGTGGGTGACTATGTTGTAAAGAACGCCGCTGTCAAGGCTGGCACTTTCTACATATGCCCTATCATCAAGCTCAACGCTGATACTGAAACAGAGGACGAAACATCAGCTCTGACTATCTACCTCAAGCGTGACACCAACGTTGAAACAGAGAGAAGAAGCACAAAGCGCTGCACAGATATATCTGCTGACAAGCATTACACTGTGGCTATCTCAGATCAGTCAAAGGTAGTGCTTGCAAGATTCAAGAAGTAAAGAGGTGCGGCAGTATGAAAGCATATGCAAGCGAGAGCTATTATATAGGCGTTTATCTTTGCGGCAGAGAGCCTGACATATCTGCCGCTTTTGACTTCTATGCAATGCAAGCCACAAGCCTTATGAAGCAATATACCCTTGACAACGTTGACGAGAACGATATCCCCGAAGAAGTGAAAATGTGCTGCTGCGAGCTTGCGGAGAATATCTTCAAGGCAGAGCAGGAGGGCGGCACTCAGGGGGTATCTTCCGAAAGCGTTGGTGGCTGGTCAAAGTCATATGAAAGCTCGGATATCCGCAGGCAGAACGCTGACAGAGCCGTTCACGATATCGTGTACAAATGGCTCAGCGGAACAGGGCTGCTTTACAGAGGGGTGAGGTAAATGCTTGCAAACAGCGATTGCACGGTGTATCTTTTCGACAAGCAGACAGGGGGATTTGTGCGGAAGTATGCAGAGAAAGTTTACTGGTGTGAGAATAAGTCGGGAAGTATCGTGAAAAGCGGTATGCAGACCTCAGACAGCACAAGGGTGTATTTCTATGATGATAATGTGCCGAAAACCCCTGCAAAGGATATGCTTGTGAGAGGAAAGTGTGAGTTTGAGTTCGATAATCAAACGCCGCAGAGCATATCTGAGAGCATGAAAATCTTCCGTGCGGAGTATGACTTTGTTACGGTAATGAGCATTGATGATTATATGTTCGGTGGTCTGTCACATATGGAGGTGAGCGTGAAATGAAGATAGGTCAGCCTATGGACAGCAGGGCTATCACTTGGGATAAGTCCTTTGCAGGCAGATATTCAGAACGCTTTGATAAGGCTCAAAAGTTCATTGACGCCGAGTGCATAAGGCATATGGTGAAGTATACACCTACCCTCAGCACTAATCTGAGAAAGTCTGCCACGAGAGGCACGAAAATAGGCAGCGGCAAGATACAGTATCTTGCACCTTACGCACGCTATCAGTATTACGGCAAGCTTATGGTATCCTCTGTTACAGGCTCGTCTTACGCCCGACATGGAGAAAAGAAAGTGCTTACCGACAAAGACCTTGTTTACAGCACTTTTAAAGAGCCACTTGCCGGTAAGCTTTGGTTTGAGCGAATGAAAGCCGACAAGAAACAGCAAATACTCAGAGGAGCGGCGGCGATAATGGGAGACAAAGCGAAATGAACATAATCGAGCTTGTGAAAGATATCTTGCAGCAGTTTCCGAAAATATCGGAGGTCTGCAACGATATCCATATCGACTTTACTGACGACACGCCCACAAATTACGGCTTGTCCTCAACAGGCGACAGCCTTATAAGCTCTGATATTCTGGGCGGTCAGACAAGACAGCATAACTTCATTCTCTATGCGGTGTATCAATCTATGAATGACTTTGACAGAATGTCAAACAGCGGTGTGCTGCTTGACTTGCAGATGTGGCTTGAAAGCTATGCAGACAAGCACCGAGATACCACATTCACTACCATAACAGAGGGTGAGGAAAGGACAGGCGTTCTTGAAAAGCTCACCTGTGCAAACGGAATGATATACGCAATACCAAATGAAAACACGAACGATACTGTGCAGTATCAGTTACAGATAGCGGCACAGTATCAGATATAAAAGGAGGAAAACATATGCCTGATTATTCATACAAGAGCGGAAAGCTCAACAGAAGTCATCTTCTGCATTATCTTGACACTACATTCGCAGCGGTCGCTTCATCACCAAGCTGGTATCTTCTCGGCAAGGACGTTGAGGACGCAAGTGTGGAGCTCAATCCTGACACTTCCACAAAGAAGAATATCCTTGATGAAACCACAGTTGAGGACAATGGCTATGAGCCTGAGTTCGACCTTGACACATTCTATGCAAAGCCCGGTGACGCACTTTACGAAAAGCTTAAGGATATCATGATGAATCGTCTTACGGGCGACGCCTGCAAGACAAGTGTTCTCGAGGTCATCGTTGACAAGACCACAGGTGCGTATGACGCATGGATGGAAGATATCATCGTCAAGCCGCAGTCATATGGCGGACCACAGGGGGGCGTAAATATCCCGTTCAACTGCACCTTTGCAGGAAACAGAGTGAAAGGCTCTGTCACCTTTGCGGCAGGCGTGCCAACGTTTACAAAGACTACGGAAGAATAAAGTATATGACAAACATATGAAAGCACTTCGTTCAGAGCGGAGTGCCTTTTGTTTGCCGTAATACAGAAAGGATGATAGAAATGTCAATGCAGTCAATAGATTTTAACGGCGGTAATTACAAAGAGTACGCTATAAACGGCGATGAGAACAGAGTGATAAGGATAAACGTGTCAGACGTTGGTATCATCACTAGGATACAGGACGCTATGAGCAAGGCTGACAATATCGCAGAAGAAGTGTCAGAACGTGAGAAGAACGAGGACAGAACTCAGCTTCTCAAAGAGTATGACCAGCGTGCAAGAGAAATGGTCAATGACATATTTGGAAGCGATGTGTGTACGGCGGCACTCGGAAGCGTGAACGTGTTCTCTGTGGCTTCAAACGGCAAGCCTGTGCTTGTGAACTTCCTTGAAGCGCTTCTTGTGGTGGTGGTGCAGGAGATAAAGTCAGCACAGACTGCGGCTCAGATAAAGCTCGAAGAAAAGGTGGAGAAGTACACCGCACCTGTTATCGCTCATCAACATATTGCTCAGCCTGCGGTCAACGTGGCGGAGCTTTCTGACGAGGACAAAAAGGCTCTGCTCAGGGAGCTGCTGAAATGATAGGCAGCTTGCCAACAGCCCTTGAAATAGACGGCAGAGAGTATGCCATACGCTCAGATTTTCGGGTCATACTGCGGATCTATTCAGCCTTTGCAGACCCTGAACTTGACGAGCGTGAAAAGTGCTATGTGTGTCTTAAATGTCTTTACGCTGAGGATATTCCACGAGAACATTTGCAGGAGGCTGTCAACAAGGCTTATTGGTTTGTGGGCGGTGGAGATGTTCCGCAGGAGAGCGTTCAGCCTGCAAAGACTATTGATTGGGAGCAGGACGAGAGTATTATTTTTCCTGCGGTGAACAAGGCGGCAGGCTTTGAAACGAGGACGGTAAAATATCTTCATTGGTGGACTTTTCTCGGCTATTTCAACGAGATAGGCGAGGGGCTTTTTTCGTCTGTTATAGGCATACGGCAAAAGCTTAACAAGGGCAAAAAGCTTGAAAAATACGAGCAGGAGTTTTACAGAAACCACCGAAATATGATAGACCTTAAACGAAAGCTCTCGGCAGAAGAGCAGAGGGCTGAAAACGAGGACAAAGAGTTTCTGAAACAGCTGACGGGAGGTGAATGACAATGGCTGACGGATGCTTGAATTTTGACACCAACATAAACAAAGAGGGCTTTGAAAAGGGCTTGAAAAGCCTTTCCGATATGGTGGGGGATATCAAGCCAAAGCTTAAAAGCCTTGCAATGGCTGTGACGGCAGCATTCTCCGTCAAGAAGCTTGTGGACTTCGGCAGGCAATCCATAGAAACAGCCTCAGACCTTGCGGAAGTTCAGAACGTTGTTGACACGGCTTTCGGTGAATCAAAGCAGAAAATGGAGGAATTCGCTGACACGGCTGTTAAGACCTACGGCATTTCAAAGCTAACCGCAAAGCAGACAGGCTCAAACTTCATGGCAATGGCGGCAGGAATGGGGCTTGCCAATGACAGTGCAAGCGATATGGCTATGGCTCTTACAGGGCTGTCGGCGGATATGGCGTCGTTTTATAATGTCGGTCAGGACGTGGCAAGCACGGCTCTGAAATCAATTTTTACAGGCGAAACTGAGACCCTCAAACAGTTCGGTATCGTTATGACGGACGCCAACTTGCAGGCGTATGCGCTTTCAAAGGGTATAACGAGGTCAACTGCCGATATGTCGCAGGCTGAAAAAGTTCAACTGAGATACAACTACGTTATGTCACAGACGGCTCTTGCTCAGGGGGACTTTGCAAAGACTTCTGACAGCTGGGCGAACCAGACAAGAATACTTTCTGAACAATGGAAAGAGTTCGGAGCAACTATCGGCACTGTGCTGATGAACGTTCTTCTGCCTGCTGTCAAGGCGATCAACAGCGTGCTTTCACAGCTCATAGCTTTGGCACAGGGGGCAGCGAGGTCACTTTCAGAGGCGTTCGGTTTTGAACTAAGCAACAGTGCAGACGAGGCTCAAAGCATAGTGAAAAGCACCTCTCAGGTGGCGGATAATTACAGCGATATAGCCGACAACGCACAACAGACTCAAGAGGCACAGGAAGGCTCTCTTGCAAGCTTTGACCAGATGAACAAGCTGAATGATGAGAGCAAGTCAGACAGCGCAGGGGTCAGCGGAGCTGGGGAGATAATGCAGCCTTCCGGGACCAGCGTTGAGGTGGATACGGGAAAGGCAGATAAAAAGCTGTCTGACTTTTTCAAATCAGTAAGAACTCAGTTTGAAAAGCTTGCAGACTATCTTGATAAGAATTTTAAGCCTATTTTCGCTGATATATGGAGCGGACTTGAAAGAGAGAGCATTGAACTTGCTCAGATACTCGGCGGAGTTTTCAGTGATATAATGTCGCTTTCCGAGCCGCTCAAAGCTTATTTTATAAACGATTTTACACCGCTTATGCAGACCGCTTTCAGCACGCTTGGCAAGATAGGCATAGGACTTTTTGACAGCTTCAACAAGGTATTTTCTGATATCTGGAATGTGGCAGTGTTCCCTATACTGCAAAACTTTCTCACTGTAGGATTACCCCTAATGGCGGATTTTGGCACGCAGGTATGGAACACTCTCGGCGTATTGTTTGACAACATAAAAGAGATCTTCGATACCTTGTGGAACGGCGTTGCACAGCCTGTGTTAAACGCCTTGAAAACACTATGGTGCGATACTTGGCAGAGTATTTCAGACTTTTGGAACGAGTGGGGACAGCCTATATTTGACGGCATAAACGAGGGCATAACCACCACAAAGAACGTATTCCTCAATCTGTGGGAAACGGTCTTGAAACCTGTGTTTGACAAGCTCATGGACGTGGCTGACAGCGTTTGGACGGAGCACTTGAAACCTTTGCTTGATGAGTTTCTCGACTTTGTTGGAACACTTATCACAAGCGTTCTGAGCATTTACAACAAAGCCATAGCACCTGTTGTGAACTGGCTTGTGAGCATACTCGGACCGATAGTCAGCAGTGTGCTTGGTAAGATAATAAAAACAGTGGGTAATGTCATAAGCAATATAATTGACGCCGTGAAGAACATCATTTCAGCACTTAAAGGCGTTGTGCTGTTCATAGCGGGAGTGTTCACCGGTGATTGGAAAAAAGCTTGGCAGGGTGTAAAGAAGATTTTCAAAGGCGTATGGGACGCTCTTGTTGACATAGCAAAAACACCTATTAATTTGATAATCGGGCTTATAAATGGTCTGACAGGTGCAGTTGAGGACGCTTTGAATTGGATAATCGACGGCATAAACGAGCTGAGCTTCACGACGCCTGATTGGCTTCCCGGCGATCTTGGCGGTCAGACATTTGGCTTTGACCTAAGCCAAATTGATATTCCCGAAATACCCAAACTTGCCCAAGGTGCAGTAATACCGCCGAACTCTGAATTCCTTGCAGTTCTGGGCGATCAGAAGCGTGGCACGAATATCGAGGCACCGCTTGATACTATCACGCAGGCTGTTTTGCAGGCTCTTGTGTCATACGGCGGAGCAGGGGGCAACCAGAAGATAAGTGTTACCATACCGCTGACTCTCAACGGCAGGACTATCACGCAGATAGTTATTGATGATATCAACGACTATATCAAGCGCAACGGCAGGTCGCCAATAAGGGCATAGGAGGTGCAGAAAATGAAAAGCAGAGGACTTATATTCGGCAGCGAAAGGGTCGCCACACCTGCGGAAGTGAGCTTTACAAACAACAAGATATGGTCGAACAATGCAGGGCGGACGGCTAACTGCAAAATGGTGGGCGATATAAGAGCCATAAAGAAAACTGTCACGCTGAAATGGTATCATCTCACAGGCGAGGAGACGGCAAAACTCAATGAGTATATCTCCAACGTTGACAGTCCGTTTTTCAGTATCACGCTCCTTGATGAGACATTTCAGGAAAGCACTTTTGACGTTTACGCAGGCGACCCAACTTATGAGGTTTTCGGCTGGGATGAGAACAAGCAGTTCTGCAAAGGCGTTGCTGTGGACTTGATAATGCAGTAAGGGGGCGTTTGAATGTACAAAACAGGGGAGCTTGTCTCTCAGCGTATCGAGAGCTATTGCCGTACTTGGCGGCTGTGGATAGAGAATGCAGAGGGCGTTATATCAGGTGACAGCATTATGTCAGCTGATAGCTCCATGCAGGCAACAAGCCTTTCCGATGATATCGAGCTGGGTGCCGTGTGTTCGCAATCGTGGAACATGACCATAAGTGACACTGAAACAGCGTTTCTTGGTAAGGAGTATGACACATATCTGTATCTCGTAGACTACGAAACTAGCGGCATACTTTCAGACGAAAAGATACCAATGGGACGTTTCACCTGCGTGAAGTCGAAAAAGTCGGGCGGCAGTGTCCAGCTGACAATGGCGGATAGGTTGTATTTTTCGGATAAGCCGTATGTACCACATATCCCTATGCCAAACTGGAATAGATCCGTTGAAGACGACATATGCAGACAATTGGGCTTGCAAAACGGCAATGACTATACAAAGGTGCGACTACTGCGTGACAAGAACGGCAGAAGGTTGATAGATAAGAACGGCAAGGTGCTGTACTCAAAGTATTTCTATTTCAAGGTCAGCTCCGTGCCAAAGGACGTGACCATGCGCCAAATGTTGTCCTATCTGGCTTCTGCTCAGGGCGAGTTCGGGTATGTTGACCGCTTCGGGCGGTACGTCCGAAAATGGTACGGCAAACCGGTGAAAACATTGGATAACAACACAATAGACCTACCTACGCTGTCTGAAAGGCAGAACGCTATCGTGGGCATTATCTGCAAAGTCGGTGAAGATGTAACGCTGTCGCTAGGCGTGACAGATACAACGCAGGGTAGAGTTCTGGAGTTTGAAAATCCATACATGACCGAATCACTTTTGCAATCTCTGTGGCGCAGGATAGGAGGTTTTTCGTGGTACACTACAGAATTGTATCACAGACTTGGTGATCCACGTTTTGATATTGGGGACGTGGTGACCTACAACAACGGCACAGACAACTATGATATACCGATAACGAATTTAGGATTTACCTTTGACGGCGGACTGAGTGCTGATATTTCGGCGGTAGGTCTGAGCGTTGAAGAACAGCTTTAAGGGGGCGAGATAATGGCTGATGAAAATTTGACATTGGCGCAGGATATCACTGAAAACGATTATCCGATGCAACACGCAGGCGAGGAAATCGATGAGATATTGAGTAGAGCCGGCAAGATACACTATGGTACTGTGGAATACAAGATGACGAAAGCGAATCCACTGATGCAGATACCGCTTGGACTGACCTTTGCACCTAAACAGGTAATAGCAACGCTACGGCAGACAGACACACCAACACCATATCAGAACTACTGCACCCACGTTTATGGGTCAGGAACGTCATACTATCTGAGTGTCTGCATGGGAGCTAATAACGGGCCAACATTGGAAACCGTTCCAACAGGAACATACTATGTTGACTATATTGCAATAGAGTAAAGAGGGGTGATTAAATGACGATAACATTAAATTCAGACTATGACGTAACACTAAGCACAGCCCTACTGGGCTATGTTGGTGAAACAAACGCTAGACCTGTATCGGTCGAAGGGCTGACAGTAGACGGCGCAGACCGCTATGTGTTGACTATAGACTATGGCGACGGCGTGACATATGAGGTCGATATCACAGGTGGCACATGGACACCTACTGCAGATATCTTGCGTTCAGCGCAGACAGTCAGCTGTCAGCTATGTGCAAAAAAACTTTCAGGGCAGGAGTACATACTGCTGAAAAAATCACGCATTTTCCGTCTGAGAATAGGTGCAGCTATCGGTGATAATGCCGTGCCGTCACCAAGTGTGGCAGCTGACGCACTAGACCGCATAGATGCCATAGGCAGACAGGCACACGCAGATATGCAGACAGCCGTCACCGCCGCAGAAACAGCGACAACAATGGCAAATAACGCCGCTAAATCTGCCACAGCCGCAGAGAAATCAGCCAACACGGCAACGCAGGCGGCAAGCCGTGCTGAAACCGCAAAGGCATCTGCAGAAACGTCCGCAACGCAGGCAGAAACCGCCATGCAGGGTGCCGAAACCGCACGTGCTGAGGCAGTTAAATCACATAATAACGCTAAAATATCCGCAGCCCAGGCGTCAACGTCAGCACAGCAGACCGAAGCTGATAAGACCATAACTGCAGGCTACGCAAAGACTGCTAAGACCTGCGCTGACAGCACTGCGGCAGACAGACAGGCGGTGCAGACGTTGGCAGAACAGGTGACAGCCGACAAAGCTACAGTGGCAGAAAACGCCACCAAGGTCGCAGAGGATAGAACAGCCGCAGAGACTGCCGCACAGAAAGCACAGTCTGTAGCTGATAGTTTGCCTGAAGATTATGTTACGGCTGTTGGAAAAATTGCTGAGAATACGGCTGAAATTTCTGCGGTAAAGCTGACCGACAAGGAACTGAAAAGGCGTGTGGACGCACTGTATTCCATAGGTCAGGGTGTGACACATAGGTTTGAAACGGACACAGATACGGCATATGCTAAGACAGTCCCGACAGGGGCAAAGCTGATGAGCGTGAAGTCTGTGGGTGGTAGGTCAATTGTTTGGAATCAGTTGGTTCAATCAACATCTAATGAAATCACAGGTGCAGGCGTAAAGGCTACGTTTTCTAACGATGGCATTGTTACACTGAATGGAACGGCTACCACAACAGGTAATGCAGTTTCTGTACAACCTGTTAAAAACCAAAAAGGACATAAATATCTAATGGTTGCAAACCCATTGTCAGGTGTTTATGGAAAAGACCAATTGCTGTTTAGTTCGCAATCATATGGACAGGATTCTACAGGCCATGGGGCTATAATCACAAATGAAAGTAGCAATGCAAAATGGTACTACACGTTATATGTATATAAGGACGTTACATATGATAACGTTAAACTACAACCACAAATTTTTGATTTAACCCAAATGTTTGGCGCAGGCAACGAACCTAGCACAGTGGAAGAATTTGAGAAAATGTTCCCAGCCGATTATTACCCATATACTGCTGGCGAGATTGTCAGTGCAGGAACGGAGAGCATTGTGGAGCAGGGAAAGAATTTGTTCAATTTTAATTCTGCAAAATTGAACAAGTCATATCGGTATATATCAGATGTCATTCCTGATGGAAAAAAGGCAGTTATGAGTTTAGCAGATAAAGACACAAGCGTAGATGTATCTGAAATAAATATTGGATTTGCTAATGATGTCTGTGAATTGGATAGCAATGTTACAGAATTTAACTGGGTATTGACCAATTCCGGTTTGAATAGTAACAATAGTAACGTTTCTTACGTTCATGACAAAAGCGCATTATGTAGAGATGTATTTATATATCCTAAGACAGACGAAGCATTAGCCAAGCTATTATCAAGATATGATATCCAAGTCGAGCTAGGCGACACCCCTACAGCCTACGCCCCCTACCACCGCAACACATACCCAATCCCCGAAGCTATCAAGGCACTGCCTGGCTACGGCTGGTCGGCAGGAACGGCACGAAACTATGTGGACTATGAAAATAAAAAATATGTTCAGTGCGTAGACAGCGTTGATTTGGGATCGCTGACGTGGAGATATAGTAAAATGCCATTTGGTTGGGGGGATAATCAATGGTTTAGTGCACCAATTCAATCCATAAAAGTTATTCCAACGAATACACAGTTGGCAAATGTTCTTTGTAAAAAATACACAACTAGATGTGCATATGTGGCTGATGGAAACGATTTTTTCCGAGTAGACAAATCAATCGGTCAACATCAGGGTGTTGCGAGGGTCACAGTTTTAGACACCGCCTGCACCGACGCTACCGCATTCAAACAGGCAATGCAGGGCGTAATCCTGTACTACGAATTAGCAACGCCAATCGTAACCGACATTTCATCGTTAATACCAGATGACTTCCTGCGAAATATTGAGGTTGAGGCAAAGGGTAGCGTGACGTTCAAAAACAGCAATGGTGACGATTATAGAATACCCGTTCCGTCAGAAGAAGAGTATATCGTGAAGCTGAGTGAAGTGGGAGGTACAACATGACAGAATTGCAAGAAGAAATGCTGAAAGCCGCAGGGCTGACCACAGAAGATTTTGAGAAACCTACAGTGACCGAGCAGGACAAAATAATGGCACAAGTGCTATACACAGCTGCTATGACAGGCACGCTGATAGGCGAGGAGGGCGAGTGATGTATTACAGCATTATTAAACGTTTCTATGATCTGGGCGTGTATTCGCTGGCAAAGATCAAAGATTTTGTCAAGGCAGGTGTTATTAGTCCGGAGCAGTTCAAAGAAATCACAAAGGAGGTATACCATGAAGCAGAAGTTAGCGAAACTCATTGATGTAAAGTCCATTGTAACGCTGTTCTTGACAGCGGTGTTTTGCGTGCTGGCACTGCGCCGCACGATTTCAGCAGAGCAGTTCATCACAGTGTTTACTGTGGTGATATCGTTCTACTTTGGCACGCAGAGCGCCAAGAGAAAGTCAGGTGATGACGAGTGACGGAAGCAATTATCGTTGCACTGATAACAGCTGCTTCGGCGGTAGTGTGTCAGCTTGTCATAGCATCTAACAGCCGTAAAACTATGCAACAGGCGCAGTATGATAGCCAAAAGCTTATCGAGTACAAGATAGACAAGCTGTCTGAGCGTGTGGACAAACATAATTCCGTTATCGCACGGACGTATAAGTTGGAGCAGGATTATGCGGTGGTCGCTGAACAGATAAAGGTCGCAAACCACCGCATTGAAGATTTAGAAAGGAAGTAATTTTTATGGCAAAGACATTTAAGGGTATTGACGTTTCACAGTATCAGCAGAACATTGACTTCAAAAAAGTCAAGGCTTCGGGGGTCGATTTCGTTATCATTCGTGCAGGTTTTGGCAAGTACGCTAATCAGAAAGACCCATATTTTGAGAAAAACTACAAGGCGGCAAAGGCGGCAGGGCTAAAGGTCGGTGCTTACTGGTACAGCTATGCGGCGAGTGTCGAGGACGCAAAGGCAGAGGCTCAGACCTGTATCAACGCTATCAAGGGCAAAACGTTTGAGTATCCGATATACTTCGACCTTGAGGAGCGTTCACAGTTCGCAAAGGGCAGAGCATTTTGCAACAGCCTTGTCAAGACTTTCTGCAATGCACTTGAACACGCAGGCTACTGGGCAGGACTGTATATCAGCCGTTCGCCTTTACAGCAGTACATATCTGCCTACGTCGCTAAGAGATATGCTCTTTGGGTCGCTGAGTACGGCTCACGCTGCAACTACGGCGGAACATATGGTATGTGGCAGTACACAAGCAGTGGCAGGGTCAGCGGTATCAGCGGCAATGTTGATATGGACATCTGCTATGTGGACTATCCTGCGAAGATCAAGGCGGCAGGGCTGAACGGCTTCAAGAAGACCAACAGCTCGACCACAAAGCCGACTACAAGCTCCGCCAAGAAGACAGTGACTTATACTGTGAAGCGTGGAGACACGCTCTCTGGCATCGCACGGCGTTATAAGACCACTGTTGCAAAGTTGGTCAAGGATAATGGTATCAAGAACGCTAATCTCATTTATGTGGGGCAGAAAATAAAAATCAAATAG